GATGGAAATTGGTAGTCTTTGAGTCGGCCATCCTTTGGAAGAGCCGGTCTGTATTCGGTCTTGGGGCCTCAGAGACATGATATGATGGATATTCAAAGACACCACGGGTGCTGACTTTCGGGCTAGCGGTGGACATGTAGCTCTCAATGAAAGATCGTGGATCCCTAGGATAACCTTTTAGATAGAAGTAATGCATCCGCCTGGCAACCTCATGTAGAATAACTCTTAGCATATTGTTCAATATGCTGAGTAGTTCAAGATAAAAGAGGTAATCTTCTGGCTCTAATGTCCTATTGATCGGGCCCAGCCTTGACAGTTCTCGGTAGATTGGCATCATGTTGAGAGTCTCACACAAGCTATGGATACTGATGGTGTGCTTGTCATTGCCAGCTTTAGTATGGAGCAGCCCACTTAGCTCTGGATCTGTGCTCGAGAATGCCACTAGTAATTGCTTCTCTATATTGCCGAAATTTGAATCAAGGATGATGTTATGATCCCGCAGTATTTGTCCACTAAGCCGGAACCTGTATGTGTTTGCTTTTGTGTTTACAGTGGCAGTCCTCATTAACATCTCCACATTGACTGCATCAATATGTGCATACATGAATGTTGTTAAGGGATTGTAGTCACTTATAGGGAGGTTCTCATGTACGTACTCTACAAGATCCAAGAAGGCGAAGGATAACTGTTTGTGTGAAATTTTCTTCTGTGTGTACTTAAGCTCGAGATGCTTTGTTGCATTTCGTAGCAAGTCACTCTTGAGAGGCACAGTAGACTTTAAGTCCTCTAGATTGATCATAGCTCCTGCGCTTGCCTCATATGAAAGTTTGAACCAAGCTGTGTCCACACCAGTTGTACCACGAATGGCATCAGCCTTGTCTGCAATCTGTTTAGCACGGTCTCTATATTTCTTCCTACTTTCTTGATGGAATCTCTCAATCTCAGAAGAACTGGCAAATGTCGAAGCAATATTACTGGTGTCCACAGCAATAGATAAATCGAAGATAGTATACATTGGCCTGTTGTGATCCGCCCTGATGAAATTCCTGTTCAGCACAGGATCATAATTTGCCATGGTTGAATGAGTCTTGGGGTGTAAGGCACTAAGCTTCAGTGAGTTGACAAATCCTTGGTTTGTTTTGAAAGGCAGTATTTCTTTCTCAGCAATCATCTCTTTGCTAATACTGGTGTAACTTTCTAAATAGTTATCCAGGCTCACCTTTTTTAGAACATCTGCTATGTAAGGTACACGAGACATTGAGACTGTTTCCTTCTTCCGGGCCTTAACTCTTAAAATGTTAGAAGTTCCAGCAATCAGATCAAAACTTCCCTCCACATCTGTATCCGACAAACTGCTATGAAAAAAGAGCATTGTCATCAGCCTCTGCTTAGGTGAGAATCTAGTATAATTGTTATTTTGTATCATCCACTTATAAACCTCCTTATTCTTGTCCAGGATTCCGTGGTAATAGATGTTGTCTGCCTCCATGGCTGTCTTAACCCTGTCATCATCAGCATAGTCTTCAGCCAGAATTCTGACATATAACAATGCATCATTTGGAGAGAATCCCCTGAATGCCACCTGTTCAATCGGCATAGTGCAACCTCCAGTAAGTCCTATAGGCAGGTGCTTGGTCTTAAGGACATCCTTGAGATGTTGCTGCTTAATCAAGAACTTCTCTTCTGTGTATCCGTATGTTGCTGCACAGAAGGCTGAACCGGTGAAACAGGCTGTAAAAAGCTGGATCGGTGATGCAGCACTCTTGGCAATGTTGGACAGGGCGCCAGATATTTGTGACATATCCAAAATATATGACTTGTGGTCCAATGGTGATAACACTGTTCCCATGAACCTCCCTACTGGTCCAACTGCCTGGCCATTGATAATATAATCAGATATAAAGTCCATTATGGAGACATGTAAGAAAGTCTTGGTGGGATTCAAAGTTATCCCAAATTGAAACAACACCTTTTTAAGAGCCTGGAAGATAGCAATTTGAACCCCCCGCATGTTGATGAATTTCCGACGGAGGATCTCTTCTTTTATCTTGAAAACCACTGCTATTGCGCCATCATCTGAATGCACAACTGATGATATGAAGATCTCTGACCCGGTGTCTGTGCACTCGAATAGGAGCCGCAGCACGTCCTCAAAACAATCCATGGCCAATGAATGGACATGGGATGAAGCATGATTGAAGACACCTTGGAACCAATTTTGCTGTACTATGAAGAAGTTCTGCTTGATGGTAAAGGAATTGAACTCATTGACAATGCTAGTCAAGGCTATGATGAAAGAATCAGAGTGCCCTGAAGTTCTAACTTCAGAAAGTAGCTGCTGCAGGACATGGCTCTCCACCACAATGCCCTTTGTCATGTACTTCAACAATATTGATGCCATAAATAACCGGTCCATCAATGTAAGGTAATGCAGCTGCATAGTCATGACAATGTACTTTGCAAATGAATCCATTGCCGACCACTTACTTTGATCTACAGATATGAAGAGCTGGCCAACAACATAACCTTCCTTATCTTTGACATCATCCTGAAATGCTCGCTTAGCTTTATGAACCTGCTCCAACATACCTTCTAATAAAAACTTCTTAGCATCGCCAGGGACAGAAATCTGCTCCTTTGGGTCAGCCTTGTTGAGAACGAAGTAGATATTCTCTATAAGATGAACACCAATCTTTGCCAATATTGTCAAGATGTAGATCTCGCGATCTATTAGTGTGCGTTGGTGCTTGGGGAACATGGATGAGAACAGTGCCGATTTCATCAGATCGGGGTATATGATCTTAACAAAATCTCTGTAGGAAGAGGTATCCATAAGCTTTTGGTTTGCTGAAAGCAGCTCATACATGGCAGATCTGACAGGGATCGTGCTGGTATTGATGATCTCCATAGAAACTAGTAGCATGAGCATCTCATGAATTTCACCACGTTTTGTCTTTATGTCAGTCTCGGAAGCGAGCCTCACAAACTCCATGTGTGTCGTATTCGATGGGACCATATCACTTTCTATCATATGTCGTTCTATAACACTAGTTAGCTGTGCATGCGTACTCATTTTGATTTTTGAGAGATCAAGAGCAGCATGAACCATCAATAACTCAGCCTTCGTATATCTCCCAGGCTGATTTACAATTCTATACATGAAGATGTTTGCCATTTTCTCTAACCCACCAGCTTCAACCTTAACTGATGACCGCTTTGAGGTGTTTGTCTGATGGTTAACCACAGGTTCATGCATTCTCAGGTGGCTATCTGTGGCCTTTCTCCATTTTGATGAATCCTGGCGGGCGATGAACTCTGAGTTATAATGGTCAAGAAGTACTGAATTGTAACTGAACTCTTCTTGCCCTGTATGCATCCACTCGCTAAAGTACTTATCACCGGCACCCTTCATTGATTCGAAAAGCTTCCTGTACTTTAGCTCAAACTTTGCTGGGACCTCCTGTAAGACCCTCAAGCTCGTATGGTCTGCATGCAAACCCTTGAAGCACAGGTATATAGGGCCGAAAACAGAGGTGAGCATTCCTTGGAGGCTTGTATATGGCTTTCCAGTTATGTAGTTGGTGAACTCCCTGACTTTGTGCTTCAATAAATCATCCTCGATTTCAGAACTAATCTCCATATCACTCTCAAGGTCAGCTCTGCTGGTTGCCATTCCCTTAATGAAATTCCTTATGCTCTTGTGCCAGCGCCTGTCTTCAATTGAGGTGCAGCTATAGGAGAACTTCTGACGCATGAATTCAAGAAAGTCAGACACATTGGCTACAGAATGATTGAAGAGATGCCTATTTAAATCAAACAGCCCCAACCTGTTGATATGAGTTAGCTCAGCAAGGGACTTGCAGTTTTGCAGCAGCAGCTCATTGTGCTTATCTATGCTTATCGGAGAATCACTAAACATTGCCATAGCATTCACGAAACGGAGAAACGAGAGTTCAATAACAGTCATTCGGGTCCGGTCAACAGTTTGAACCTTCCCAACAGCGATGTACAGACTGTCCCTTGCATACTGGATAGATGCACAGTCATAGTTGTACCGCATACAGGCATTAATCTCGGCTTTTGTTAGGTTATTCTTGATAATCAACTCATAAAAGGTCACATGCTTTGAATCCTGTATTTGATGGGGGGAAAGGATAATGTATCTGCCAACTTCACTTGTTTGATAAATGGTAGTACTGTCAGCCGGTTGTGCAAAATTCATGGTGGTATTCAGTACAGCAGCCAGCTTAGAGCTCGAGAACAAGTTCTGTGCTGTGCTGCCTTTACATAGGTCCTTTATCTCCTCTTTAAGCTGACTGGAGCGCCCTATATGTATTGACTCAGCTGTAGCATAGGCCTCTATGATAAGGTTAATTTCTTTAGCCAGGTAAGTTGTGTTTGAAGTCAGTCCAACCATCGTTGTATTGTCCACTTGATCGCATATATCTCTGCATTTGGCACAATTGGTATCTACAACTTCCTTTGCTGTTTGTAGATGCATCCTCCTTAGATCAATAATTTCTGGGACATCCGTAGGTTCTCCAGCAGCCAGCCTGCTATGGTAAGCATCAACTGCTTCAGCATAGTTTGCCTTCCTACGATCCTCTTCATGCTTGTTCCGACTAGAGGCACCTTTACCGGACTGCCATGCTAAGTCTTTAAACCCAAACTTGATGGATGGTTCTGTGGTTGATGAGTGAGTCCGGAACTTGTCCTGGTAGCCTGTATATGTGCCGAGGATAGGGTCATTCTTGAACATTTTTGACCGTTCTTTTCGTTTTTCTTTCATCTCCCCAGTTTCTACCTTCTCTTCAGAAGCGTCATTGAATTGCTTTTTTAAGTATTCACGGACAGTGTTGAACCCAGCTAGATTCCTTGTGACATTTGCTGCCAATTTACATGTTCCCAAAGCTGCACTTGACATGTTTTCAGCACTGTTGCTTACTATTATTCTGGTAGAGTGCTGGTCACCAAAGTTCCCGGAGTCGTGAACATCATCCTTGGACAATATTGGGCAACCTTTTGTCATCCTACCATGACAAATTCGGTATATCTCTTCCATGTCCTCTGCTACATTCCCAAGATTAAGGAGCCCCATTATCTTCCGATCTGATGACCAGTCAACAGTTTCATAGATATTTTCAACGGTCATCTCTAACCTCTTAAGGTATTCTTCATCATACCTGTAGGTAGTAAACCCCTCGTCTGTGTTTGAATCTTTCGGTGGGCTGCACATAAAGATTCGAGACTTCTTACTATGGGAGACATGCACAGGTATCTTTGTACTCCTTATGACTGTATCGTTTTCAACTTCATTGAATGCCCGGTCAACTAGGTCCGGCGACATCTCTTCGACATCACTCAGGCTGAATGTGATGCTCCCAGCGACCTTTTCTAACTCATCTGACAGGATACCTCTCTCCAGACCGACTATTGCATTCTTTGCAAATGTCATATTATTGTGCTGAAGGTTGTAGACAATGTCAGGCAGCCTAGGCACGGCAATCAATGATCTTGGGACACATCCAATCATCCAGTCCAGGAATTCAGCAAGTTGTTTACAGGACTCAGGGGCATTTAAAGGCGGTGAGTAATTATTGATAAGGTGTGCAATGTTGAACCCGAGATGGCTTGTGGGCATACTGTTGTACATCTCTCTCAGTGCCGGAGTGAATCGGAACTTGCCATCCTTGTCTGTGCAGTCATTGATTCCTGTCGGTCTGGCTTCTACATTCTTTATGGCTTCTTCCATGGTTGAAAAGATCCCTAGTGTCTCACGTTCACCGAGAGTGTTTGTGGTCCTGTTCACTTTGTCTGCAAACCGCCTCATTGCGTTCTTCCCAAGCATCTGTACTGCTTGTGGTAGGGCGTATAGAAGAGCCTTAAGAGATGGCTCATTTGGGTAGATCTCTATGGTAGGAAATAATGCATCTTTCTCTGTGTCATTCAAGAATTTGTGTTCACCACCGAACACATAGTTTGGGCGCCTCTGGGTACCATCATGACCTCGAATCACCACATCCCCATTCTTAATGAACCTATATTGAACTTTCATGACTAAGCCTGCTGGACGATCCTCAGTAGCATCAGTGTTGTGGAAAGAGGGTTCAGCAATTACTCCGATAAAATTTGGCATGCCATCATCCTGCATCCTCTTCAGCTTTTCATAGTATTCGGTAGCAGCCAGGCCTTGATTCCCAGTCTTGACATCGACAATGAAGACACGGCCATCTTCAACTACAACTAGGTCAGGTCGGAATGAACTTTGAGTTGCAAACCGGTCTCGAAGCTGGAAGCGCACAGCATTCCCATTAAAGTAATCAGGAAAGACATTTCGCCGCTGGATAGCAATTAGTTCATAATGGAGTAATGTCTGAACTGCATCATGCACCTGGTTCCTTAGGCCTTCTTCCGCCACCACAAGTAGGCTTTTGGATGTCTCAATGATAGCAACCGGTAGTCTGGTATTAGCAATATTTGCCCAATGACCTTCCATCTCTGATACAGCACGGACTATGGAGGTTTCCTGGCTAGCCAAGTTGCCATACACTAGGTCAGTCATGTACTCAATATTACCTGGCATATCCCATTGTCCACCTGGATCAATCATGCCATCTTGGTCACCATAGACTGCTTCTAGTTCAGGCTGCACCTCCATATGCTCTCCATTGAAAGCGTTGGACACCAAGCCTATGTCAGCAAAGGCATCCATCTCATCAGCCCAGCTTTGGTATTCTGCCATATTCTGTGTTCGGTTGGGGGATATATTGGTTGGTTTTCAAAACTCTGTTTTAAGGGGCTTTTCAC